AAGTTTAGAAGGGGGCCCCGGGGGAAAATGGGGTCAAGCTGGAGTGAGTGATAGTCCATAAAACCAAATTGTCCTGTTTTCAAACCAAATTAGTTAAACATTAAACTATCCTGTTTTTTCCTGTTTTCAAACCAAATTAGTTAAACATTAAACTATCCTGTTTTTTCCTGTTTTCAAACCAAATATCCTGTTTTTTCCTGTTTTCAAACCAAATCCTGTTTTTGGAACTGTTTTCAAACTAAATATCCTGTTTTTGGAACTGTTTTTAAAACCGCATCCAGGGTTTCAAAACTACTATAACACAAAGCGTTATATACGTATTCGTGAAACTGCTCCATTTTCGCAAAAATAAAAAAGGAATAGGGTACTACGTATTTCTTATGAAAACACGAAATAGGTTAAGTTTTGTTGCACCTCGCGCGAATTTAATATTATATAGAAACTCAGAAATCCATATAACACTGAGTGTTATGTACGTATTTATGATATAATTTGCTAAAATAATTGTACTTTTTCTTCATTTTACTATATAATAAAATAATAGGAGGATTTTATGATACTCAATCCAGAATATATCATACAAGCTGCCGAATTTGACTATACCTTTATGGGCAAGTCAGAAGAGGATATATCGCGGGTTTATAACATTCCTCTGGTCAACGTACAACATGAAGTCAGATCAGGCAATTGGGTCCGAAAAATAGAACCTGCTGAACTCCCTGCTACATCGGATATAGAAAAGTTTACTGAACAGTTAAAAACGATAACTGAAAAACGTCTCACGATAGTTTCCCTTTTCAGACAGATCGAGAACCAGCCTCTCTATGCTCAAATAGAGAAGGTTCTGCTCCAAAAAATCCTTGTCCTTGCTGAACAGATTGAGCCTGCCGACGACAAAGCAGCCCTGAAGCTAACTAATCTTACTAAAGCTCTAGGTAACATCCTTGAGCGTAACCCAATAAACCTCTCTGAACAGGTAACTGAACTCAGCAAGGGCAAGGGGTCCGTTACGGTGCTAATTCAAAATAACCTCTCTGGTCAAGTTCAATGACAGAAATACAGTTACCCAGACTAAATTTTAGAGACTATCAGAAGCCGGTTTGGGATGTATTTATCGGTAATAAGAAAAAACGTGGAATAACTGTCTGGCCAAGAAGAAATGGTAAAGATTTGTCGGCTATAAATATAGTAGCGGCGAAAGCGTTACAACGAAAGGGGCTATATTTTTATATAGCCCCTTTTTATAATCAGGTTAGACAGATTATTTGGGAAGGTATTGATGGTACTGGTACCAAATTTATTGATTATATTCCGCCGGAAATTGTAACGCGTGTTCTGAACCAGGATATGCGTCTCTATCTGTCCAATGGGTCACAAATAAAGCTCTGTGGCTCTGATAATATTGACTCCATAGTAGGGACCAACCCCCTGGGTATCATATTTACCGAATTCTCTCTCCATAAACCTGAGGCTTGGCATTACCTCCGGCCAATACTTGCTGAGAATGGGGGTTGGGCCCTCTTTAATGGCACGCCTCGTGGTCTAAATCACTTTTATCAGTTGTATAAAGCTGCATTAAAAGACCCTGATACCTGGTTTACACAATATTTAACCAGAGATGATACTGGTATACCCTCATTAGAAGCCATTGAAGAAGATAGACGGTCAGGAATGCCTGAATCCCTGATTCAGCAGGAATATTACTGCTCGTGGACAGCCTCTCAAGAAGAAGTGTTGATTCCACTTGATATAGTTCACCCAGCCATTAATCGGTCAATAGACCCAGATACCATCAAAGCATTCCCACGGGTGATGGGAGTAGACGTAGCATATGCCGCTAAAGGCGATCAGGCCGTTATAGCCCGCAGACAAGGACCACTCCTGCTCCCTCTGGACAAGTTTCAGGGGACAGATAATATGGCCTTGGCTGCGCATATAGCTCGCCGAATCAATGAGTGGCATCCACGAGTAGTTTTTATAGATGCTGGAAGGGGCGAGGGAGTTATCTCTCGCCTCGACCAGATGGGATTTAATGATCAGGTAGTTCCTGTACACTTCGGTGGAAAAGTTTATTCTGAACTCTATGCTCGAAAAAAGGATGAAATGTGGTGCCGAACCAAAGATTGGTTTATGAATCCCACATATCCGCCCTCCATACCTGATGACGAAGAATTAGTCTTTGAGCTCTCTACCCCTGAATTTGGGTTGGATGAGAAAAATTATATAAAAGTTGAAACCAAGCAGCATCTTAGATCAAGAGGAGTAGGATCTACCGATTGTGCTGACGCTCTGATTCTGACCTTTGCAGAAGAATTACAGCAGGATTTTATACTCACTGAAGAAATGAGACAAGCAGGATTAACAGAACAAATGCTTGAACAACTGATACGAAATGAACAGCAGAAACCCTATAATGTGTTAAGCTATATGAGTGAGTATTTAAAAAGTGTACACTCTCATTCCGACAGCTAAAGTGCCTGAAGAAGTGGCAATGCAGTATTGGTTGTCACTGAAAATGTATGATTTACTCAAATATAGATTATGTGAAGTACATGATCCTGATTGGCCGGATATAATTCACATGTATAATGACTCAAGTATGGTCTTTTTCTCAGTAATTGACACAACGAATAAAAGAATGGTCGCTGAATGCGCTCTAGAACGGTTTGTAGGACTCTCGGCATTGATTCATTATTCAATTCATCCGGAATACCATGGGAAAAAGGGATTAACTCTGGCCAAAGAAAGTATACAACAGCTTTTTTCATATAAACGAAAGGATGGATCTCCTTGGGTATCTACCCTTATTGGTCTGACACCCGAAAGTAATAGGTTGGCGATACGACATATTCAGAAAGTTGGTTTTAAAATTCAGTGTACCATACCCAAGGCATTTTATTTAGCTTATTCAAATAAGTTTGATAATGCAGTATTATCAATTTGTGAAGGAGGCCAATAATGGGCGGGGGAAAAAGCGGTGGCGGTGGAAGCTATCCTAGCTATCAACGAGGTGGATCAGCAGAAGGCGATGCATATTGGGATATGTATCCTGATGTAGAACAGGCAGGTATGGATCCATGGTATCATTATAATCAGTATGGTCGTAATGAGGGTCGGCAGTGGGGTACGCCATCAAATCCCCTTGAAGATGTAATGGGCATGTTTACTGAAATGATGGGTAGCATGTTCGAGGAAGAAGAACCAGAACCTGATTGGGCAGTAGATGCTGAAGGAAATTTCCTGTTAGATGAAGAAGGTAATCGGGTTGAAAAATCAGCTGTAGCCTATGATGATGAAGGAAATATAGTTTATCATCCTGTATCAGGTGATTGGCTTACTCCTGAAGGTTATACTTCAATGAAGCAAGGTTTAACTCGACGTGATGAATTGTATAGTGATTATTTGACAGCGGCTGATTTGGCAATAGGTTATATAGATGACCAATTGTTAAATGAGGAATCACAAGCTCGTCTTACAGGTACTGTATGGAAAATGGATGATGCTACTCGAACTAAACGAATAAGTGATTATTTCGCGTCGATATGGGGTGAGGGTGAACAGACTGAACTCGAGGGCCTTATGAAAGAATGGGGAGAACCTGAAGGTTTTGCAGGCTTTGATGTTGTACGTGGAGAAGCTACTCCAGCAGGACCTGAAGAAAGTAGTGAAACATCAATTGGAACATCAAAAGGTACTAGAGTAAAAACTTACCTGGATGAAGAAGAAGAGGAAGCTGGTTCATATTTAGGAGGTTAATATGGGTGGTAAAGGAAGTAGTGGTGGAAGTGTACCTACTGCATATCCACCTCCACAACAGGATTATATGGCTATGTTTGCACCTATTATGCAAATGATGGGCCAAATGACTAAGATGAGTATGGATCGGATGAATGAAGCTATGGAGCAGATGTCTACTCCATCTCTTCCAGATATGATTGAATATAAGGAAATTGACTGGGCAAAACGACAAGAACAGCTCTATAATAAGGCTAAAGGTGAACTGGCTCTTGAAAAAGCTCGACGTTTTGGTCGTGAAGATACTATTTTAACTAGTCCTTTGCTTGATGATGAAGAGGCAATAACTACATCTCCATTGGTAGACTAATGAAATTTAATAGAGATAAACTGTTACAACAATATCAATTACTTCGTACTGAACGTATTGAATGGGAACAAGAATGGAAGGACTTATCTGACTATCTTCTCCCTGGTCGAGGTGTTTTTCAACTGTATAGTAAACCTCGAAAACGTAAGTTATCTTCAGATGAAATTGTTAATGCAGCGGCTACTGATGCTCTTGGAGTTTTAACTTCAGGCATTCAGGGAGGCTTAACCTCTCCATCACGTAAATGGTTTTTACTTGAATGGGCTGATAAGAAAATTGAAAAAATTCGACCTTTAGTTGTTTGGATGCAGGATTGCGAAGCAAAGTTGCACACGGCTCTTCATGCTTCAAATTTTTATCCTATGATTCATAGTTTTTATACTGAATTTGCAGGATTCGGTACTGGATGTATGTATGTAGGTGAAGATACAGATCATACTCCTTTTAGATTTGAACTCTTAACAGTAGGGGAATATGTTATAGCTCGAAATTCAACTGGCCAAGTAGATACTATATTTCGAACTATTTTTATGACCCCTCGACAAGCTTATGAATTATTCGGTAAAAAATGTTCAGATACTACTAAACGCATTGTAGAAGAAAATCAACCTGAACAAGATTCTACATATTTGACTATATTAGAAGCTGTATTGCCTCAGAAATATAAACATTTTGATTTTACACGAGTATATTATGAAATTACTCATCAGTCAGGTGGAAAATATTCATATACTCATAATACCCAAGATGATCCTTTAAAAATTGAAGGATTTTATGAATTTCCTTATCCGGCAGCACCTTGGGATATTATTGGATCAGACGTATACGGTATAGGTCCTGGTTCAAAAGTTTTACCAGATATTAAAAGATTACAAGAAATGGAGAAAGGATTTCTTATGGCCGCACATAAGAATATCAATCCTCCATTAAATGCTCCTGCAAGAATGAAAGGTAAACTTAATACATTTCCAGGTGGCTATAACTATTATTCTAATCCAAATGAAGTAATATCTGAAATATATAATGTACGTTTTGATTATCAGGGGGTTATGGCAGCTATTGAAGCTGTATCGCAACGTATACAAAGAGGCTTTTATAATGATATTTTCTTGTCTGCAAATCGTGATCCAAATGCTTCACCTTATAAAGCTGAAGAAGTTCGAAAACGTGATGCTGAAGCTATGTTAAGGTTAGGTCCAGTTATTGAAAGGTTACAGCAAGGATTTTTACAGCCCTTATTGCAGCGATGTTTTAATATAATGTTTCGGAAAGAGTTGTTTGAGCCTTTTCCAATGGAGTATCAAGATCTTATATCTGAATTTAATATAAATTTAATTGGTCCATTAGCGCAGGCTCAAAAAGCTCTTGAACTTAATTCACTGCAGACTTTCTATATGGGTGTTGGACAAATTGCTCAAATTGATCCTGGAGTTCTTGATAATATTAATAATGATGAATCAATTCATGAACTTGCAGATATAACTGGTATAAAGAAAACTATACTTAATGCTCCAGAAGTTGTACGCCGTACTCGTGAGCAACGTGCGCAACAGCAAGCTGCTATGCAGCAAGAAGCTATGCGACAAACTACAGAAAAACATGAAGCTGAAATGGGAACACAAGATGCTACATCTCTTGAAGCACGAACTCGTGCCGGCCTTAATGTAATTGAAGGCGGTGCTCGAGTACTTGAAACTGGAGGTGTATAATGGATAAAGAGTATGAAGTTCTTCTTGGCTTTGTTCAAGATGCTATGCGCCAGCGGCATGTTAGAGATATAATGTGGCACATACTTTCTTTATGTGGACTATATAGTGATCAATTTTCTGGTAATCGAGAACATACTGATTATCTTCTTGGCCAAAGATCTATAGGCTTAGCTATATTACAATTGTTAGAAGATGCAGATCCTTCTATTTATCCTAGGCTTCTGCTTGAAATGAATAATTTAACGAAAGAGGAAAACAATGCCAGAACCGAATAATCCAACACCGACACCGACACCGACGCCTAAACCAACATCGGCACCAGAACCAACGCCGGCGCCGGCACCAGAACCGACACCGCAGACGCCACCTGAACCACCGACTCCACCACAAGAGCCTGCAAGTTCAGACCCGTCTGCTCAAGGGAACGAATATCCAGAACATATGCCGGAGAATGTTAAAACATTTTTCAAAGAAAAAGGTTTTTCTCCTCAGCAGGCTACTGAGGCCCTAAATTTTGCTAATTCATTAAACTATGCTGAAAAAGTACAGTTGAAAAAGCAAGGTGAAAAATTTCTGGATTCTTGGGGTGAGCAGAAAGAAGCTAATTTAAAATTAGCTAAACGTGCTCTTAAACAGTACGATCCAAAAGGAGAAGTACTTAAAGTCTTGAATTCAACTGGCTATGGAAATCATCCCGCTATTCTTAATTTCTTTTACACTTTGGGTAAAGAGCTTAAGGAAGGAGGATATATTAAATCCGAGCCACATGTACCGACTAAACCTCGTACATTAGCTGAAGCTATGTATGGCAAAACTCATCCAAGTAAACATAATTAAGGAGTAGCAAATGAGCAATTATCCGACTGGGAATGAACTTCCTAACTTGGTCAATGTAACTAAGCGGTTAGATCCGGATGGGTCCATCGCTAAAATTTCTGAGCTGTTGGCAGCATCAAATCCGATTTTGGATGATATTCCAATAATTGAAGGTAATATGCCTATGGGGCATCTTACTACTGTTCGTACTGGTCTGCCTGAACCCACTTGGCGTCGATTAAACTATGGTGTTTATCCGACTAAGAGCCAGACTGCACAGATTACTGAGTCTTGTGCTATGCTCGAAGCTTATGCAGAAGTTGATAAGCGTCTTGCTGAGATTAATGGTAATACCGCTGAATGGCGTGCTTCTGAAGACAAACCTCATATTGAGTCTATGTCTCAGACTATGGTTGATACTCTGATTTACGGTGATACAGCAATATATCCTGATCGATTTTTAGGTCTTGCTCCTCGGTATGATTCGCTTACTCTTACCGGTAAACCTACGGCAGTAACTAATTCGGCTTATCTGAATCATGTTATTAGCTGTTCTGATGGCACTCCTACTGCAGATAAACAGACTTCGGTTTGGTATATTGTCTGGGGTGAGGAAACAGTTCATGGTATTTATCCGAAGGGTTCCAAAGCAGGTCTTGAAGCTGAGGATTTGGGTCGGGTAACTTTACAGGATAATGATGGTGGTCGTTTTGAAGGCTATCGTTCTCATTATAAATGGGAAATGGGCTTAGTTGTTCGTGATTGGCGGTATATTGTTCGTATTTGTAATATTGAACTGGCTGATATGGAAGTTGAGGCTAGTCAGCAGCTTCTGTATCATGCAATGATTAAAGCCATGCATACTACTCCTGGTGGAAATGGCATATTCTATGCTTCTCCTGGTGTACTTGCTATGCTTGATATTGCAGCGGTTGAAAAAGGCAATGCGGCTCTTGGATACTCTGAAATATTTGGAAAACCTGTTCTTACTTTTCGGGGTCGTCCGATTCGTAAAGTGAATGCTATTCTGGAAACTGAAGCAGTCATTTCCTAATCTTAAATAAGGAGAAAACTAATGATTCTTGATAAAAATGCATTGTGGGCTGATAATTTAGCCTTTGGTGGTACTCCGTCTGTAATAGATTTAGGATCACATGGAATTAGTCCTGGTCCTGGCGAACCCTTTGACTGTTTTATTCAGTCTACTGCTTCTCTTACAGGTTGTACTGGTGTTCAAATTCTTTCTCATGAAACTACTACTCCTCCGACTGATGTAGCTATGGAGATTAATGCTACTGTAGCTGAATTGGCTAATGGTGTTGAATTTAGGTTACCCTCTAATATTAAGAGGTATGTAACTGTAGCACTTATTGGTACAGTTTCAGCTGGATCTTATTCAGCGGGTGTAATCATTAAACCTATGGGAACTGCACAGTAAAAATAATAGGGGGAGATAACTCTCCCCCTAATTTTAAGGGAGCAAAAAATGAAATATCTGTCTAAAGTAAAATGCCAGGCACGAAATGACGAGGGTAAAATTGTTACATTTTCGGCAGGCCAAGTATACGATTTTAAAAAGCCGCCCAGTTTAGATAACTGGACTCCTCTTAAGGAAGTTGAAAAAGACGTTGATTTCAGAACAGCTACTTTGGAAATTTTAACTGCTACTGAATGGGACTATGAAGAGCTGATACAATTTGCAAAAGATGAATATGATGTTGACTTAAGTCATATCAAAGCTAAATCAACTTTGGTCAGAGCATTTATCGATGCTAGATATAGAGCCGTAGATGTCAAAGGTCTTAAAACTTCTCCCAATCAAATAGATGAAGGTACCAAATGAACCTTTCAGCTATAGGCATTTGTAATGCTGCTTTAAGTGCATTAGGCCATGATATAATTCGAGACTTTTCTGAAAATAATAAAAAAGCTCGAATGTGCGAAATTTTATACAATATAAATCGTGTATATTTACTTTCTGTATTTGATTGGCCTTTTGCACGTGGTTTTGTAAAGCTGCAAAAAATAAGTACTGACGAAGATTTACCTGCTTTACATGCACTTTATGCTTTACCTACTGATTGTATATACCCTCGAGATTTGCATCCTATTGAAATGCATTATCCTTGGGAACAAGTAGGTAAATCTTTGTTAATAGAAGAGCGGGATGAAGTATTTTTATACTATACTAAGGATATTGTTAATCCTGCTAGTTTTTCAATAGGTTTTAGTGCTGTTTTATCAGCTCTTTTAGCTTGGAAGCTTTCACAGCCTATAACACAAAACCAAAAATTAACAAGAGAAATGAAAGAAGCCTATTTTGTTACTTACGCTGAAGTATTACAACTTGAAGCTAATATAGGCTCTGAATATCGTCAGGCAGATGAAAAGCCTGAAAATGATACTTTTGTATATCCGCACGCACATGCCAATACATAGATTAAAACAAAATTTTACTACTGGTGAAGTTACTAGGCATTTAGCTATACGTACTGATTTTGAACGGTACATAAATGCTTGTTCTGTATTACAAAATGCTGTTGTATTAACTCAAGGGCCAGTAACACGACGACCAGGAACACAGTTTATTTTTGATTTATCATTAGTTGAGGATATACATCCAACTGATCCTCAATTACGATTAGTACCTTTTATATTTAATGAGACTCAAAGGTATGTTTTAATATTTTATCGAACTGCTACATACGGCAAAAAAATATTATTCGCGACTAATGACGGCTTATTAGTATATACTACATCTACTTACCCTACTATTACACCACCACATCTTCCAGGTTCATTAGTATCAGTAGAATTAGAAAGTAATTTTGATATACCAAATTTTGATTATGCACAGTCAGGAGACTATTTATTTATAGCTCAGTCTAAATTATCTCCTCGAGCTCTAAAAAGACATACACATGAATCATGGAGTTATTCAAAAATTAATTTTGTTAATGCACCTACAGAATGGACTTATGATAATGGATTTCCTGAAAGTGTAGTATTACATCAACAACGCTTATTATTTGCGGGTAGCAAAAGTTTTCGGCAGACTATTTGGGGATCACAAGCAGGTGATTTTTATGATTTTGGACCTATAGATACTCAAGCAGTTCCTGCTGATGGTTTTGCTTTTCACTTAGATAGTGGCACGCAAAATAAAATCATATGGATGCATGCTACTCGAGTTCTAACAATAGGTACTTTGGCTAACGAATGGACTATAACAGGAACTGCCTCAAGTGTACTTGCAGCTTCTCAGGTTCTTGCACAGAGACAAACAGACCTTGGTTCTGAAAAAATAAAGCCTTTTAGCATAGGTGCAACTACTTTATTTGTTGAGAAACACGGTCGGTCAATAAATGAGTTTACTTATAATTATACATATGATAGCTATGAAACATCAGATGTACTTGTTCTTGCTCCTCATCTTACTGAACATTATTCTATAGTAGCTTGGGCTTATCAAGCAGTCCCTCATAGAATTATATGGTGTGTTCGAAGTGATGGTTCTATTATAGCTCTTACTTACCAACGCCCTCATAAAGTCATAGGTTGGCATAGACATAATACATCTGGTCAATTTAAATCTATAGCTTGTATACCCGGTAAAACTCGAGAAGATGAAGTTTGGGTAGTTGTACGCAGATGGATTGATAATGAATATCGATTCTATCTTGAAAAATTATATCCTTATTTTTCTGGCGAAGAAGCAAGTGAAGGTAGATTTTTAGATTGTTGTGTCGAAGTATTAGCGGACCCTGAAATAGGACCTTTTGATACTATTGATGATTTATATATGTTCGAAGGTAAAACTATAGATATATTAGCAGATGGTGTTGTTCATCCATCTAGAACTGTAGTAAATGGAACTATTACACTACAAGCTAAGTATTCAAAAGTTTTATTAGGCTTTGGATATACTACTGAAATAAGACCTTTTGTTCCCGATATAAAATTTGAAAGTGGAACTGCCATTGGTCGTAGAGGACGAATAACAGATATTCAAGTATTTTTAGATAAGTCTTTAGGTATGCAAATAGGACTTATTGATGAGGACGGTAATGAAGTAGTTGAAACAGTTCCTTTTAGAACACCATTACATGCTACTGGTGAAGCTATACCTTTATTTTCAGGAATTAAAAACTTATCTTTTCCAGAAGGGTATGATTGGGAAATAGAATATTTTATTCGACAAACTCAGCCTTTACCATTAACTGTTTTAGGTGTGGTAGATAAACTTGAGGTAGAATCATAATGGGACCAGGAGCAGCATTAGCTATAGGCGCAGGAATTAGTGCCGCATCTTCAATATTTGGTGGCATATCTTCATCTAGAGCTGCACGAGCTCAAGCTGATAGAGCTAGACAATTTGCTAATTATAATGCTGCTATGCAAATTGAATGGGGACGCCAGCAAGCTACTGCAATTGCTGCTGCATCTATGTTTAATATGCAAATGGCTCTTATGGCCAATCAGTTTAATAAAGCCGCTACTGAAAAAATTAGTTCTTATAATGCTGATCTTATAAGAGCTGTTAGTGAGTATAATGCTAAAGTTTATGAGTATAAAACGGCTGAAGTTTATGATGCCCTTGAGCTTGACCAATTATTAGTTCATAATGAAGCGCGGCAGCAACAAGGTTCTGCCATAGCTCAATATGCAGCTTCAGGAGTTATAATAGATGAAGGCTCGCCTGCTACTGTATTAGCTGATATGCGTACTCAAGAAGAATTAACTAAATTTATTCTTGAGCATAATGCAGATACAGAAGTAACTAATCTATTAAATGCAGCAGCTAAAAGTAGATGGGAAGGTGAAGCTGAAGCTCGTCGAATTTTATTTGAAGGCCGAATGGCTACAATAGGTATGGATATAAATACCGCAGCTCAAATGGGAATGTATGCAGCTGATGGAATGATGCAAACAATTAATGTTCAAAATTCTGCATATATGCGTTCTGTTGAGATTATGTCACAAGGCCTACAACAAATGGATAACTTAAACTATGATGCAAGTCGTTATATGTTTAATGGTATCTTAGGCGGTATCAAAGAGGCCGCACAAGGCTATTTA